TGCTCCATATCTTACTATTCCATCTTTGTTATCTTTCTCCCAAATAGCTCTCAAAGTATTTGGATTCATACTAAGGAAATAAAGCATTAATTCCTGTACTGCGTTATTGATCTTGTTTTCATCAGTAGTTATACCATAACACATTGTTCTAAATTTATCACTTAATTTAGATATTTCTAAATATATATCATTCATCAGTTGGTTCAATACTATCTATCTTTTCTACTGATTCATATAACAGTTGTTCTAGTATTACCTTATAACTTCTAAGAGTTGCTGCATTTCTTTTTGTTTCTAATCCTGCAAAGAATCCATTTGTTGCTACTGATAAGTTAATTGGTATTATCATTATCCAGTCATAAAAACTTCCACTTTCTCTCATTCCTTTTCCATAGTTATTATGGTATTCTATAATGGTATCTACAACATCTAAGTAGTTATGATATTTAGGCTTACTACTTACATCTTTAACAAACTCTTTACACATATTAATATATAGTTCAAGAATAGCTTTGTGTTCTTCGCTTGAATATATCGGTTTGTGCATATGCCAAATTTAATAGAAATGTTTACTCTATTCCTTTTTCCTTTTTTAAATTATTAACAATATTTTTATAATAACTTATATCATCTTCATATTCCCATCTAGCCTTCTTGTAAGTTTGAGTAGCCAAAAATTCTAAATCATTAGAAGTGCTTTGTCCATATTTAAGATCTATTTTTAAACCAAACTTCCATTGCTCTCCTTGTTTAAACATATTACAACCAACACATTGTACTTGACAATTCTGTTCATTCCATCTTGTAGATAAATGTTTACGACTTTGAAAGTGTCCACATTGCATACCCCCTGTTTTATAGTGTGCTACTTTCCCACAAGTGAAGCACTGACATAATCCTGATGAATCTGTTGCTTCTCTAATTCTGATGTAAAGACTAAACCATTTGTCTAGTTCTTTTTTTAGTTTACTTATTGTTTTCTTCATATCCTAGTTTTTTACGCCATTCATTTTGGTAAGTTCCTTTTCTCATATAATATTTTTCACCTCTATATTCAGGTTCTTCTTCCTGGAGTTTTGCTCTTGCTCTTTTTATACTTGGTGCTAATGTGAATTTACCCTTAGCATATAATCTTAAAAAATCTGTTGTGTTCTGCTTATATGGATCAATATTCATAGCTTCTATCTCTTTAAACCAAATGTGAGTACATAACCTATTGTCATCATCTTTTAGAGATGGTTTATTCTTTAGTAATTCTCTTACAATTTCTTTTGTTTTCATTATATATGTTCTTTACAAGTAGGACAAATTCTTATGTCTGCAATTATTCCTGTTACTTCATCTCCACAACAAGTATATTCAATTTCTTCTTCTTCTTTCATTTTAATAGTTTTAGTGGTTCTTGATAATATGGTACATTCTTTTGTCCTAATGTATGTACTTGATGATATGCGTTATCTACTACTTTCTTATGTGCATATACCCATTTGTAGAATGTTCTAATATTTAAAAATGGTTCATCTTTTCCAAACCTAACTCCTAATCTAAAAGCATCCACGATCTGATTCCAAGTCATATTTCCAAATCTTCTTTCTTGAATTAAATCTGATGCAAATATTTTACTAAGACTAGCTAAGGTTTCTCTATCTGTTTTATGCCCTATTTCTACTGATGTTGTTGCTACTAAGTCTAAGACTTTTTCAGTTAATTCTTTTAGTGTTTCTTGTTTTAGTGGTTTCATTAATCTTTTCTTTTTAAATTATATAAAAAATCTATATTTGTTTTATCTCTTATTATTTCAGGTATATCTTTATTTTTAATTATATCTTTTATATAACTTTTTACTTTATGTATTGCTGAAATTCTATGTCCTATTCTAATTAACATTCTACCATCATTACACTTACTCTCTTTTTCTTTTAATTCTAATTTCATTTCTTCTAATAAATCTACTACTTTATTTAAAAATTCTTTTTCTTCTTTCATAATAGTTTTTTTGCTTCTTGCCATTCATTTATTTGTGAGTGTAACTTACCCATAGTTGGTTTCTTTGTTTCTCTACGTTCCCAAGTTCTTACAGCTGCTTTCCAGTCCTTCATTTTATTCTTACCTATTTTCCAGTCTTTACTTTCATAAAAATCTATGAACGCTTCTGCATCTACATTGTTATTCCTTTCAATACAATAATCCTTAACTTGATCAATAGTTGGTTTTTTAAAGAACGCCTTTCTATTACTATACGTAGTATTATTATTATTAATTGTATTGTTATTCTTTAGCATTTTTGTTAATACCTCTTTATCATTTTTGCTAATACCGTCATAACAAATTTGTATATACCTATTAGCAATTTCTTTACTACCTTCTTTGTAAGTAAAACTTATCTTAATAAAACCATTTCTTTTTAATTCACTTATCCATCTTGAAATAGTTACTTTATTTTTATTATAAAGTTTACTAAAGTAATTGTTAGAAGCAAAGCAAACCCCATTCATTTGCAACAAAGCTGTTATCTCTGCATATAGTAATTTAGCATTAGGGGTTATATCTGCATATCTAACGTGCGCAGGAATATAAGAGTAATAGTTGGGTTTCTCCATTAAATAATCTTGACTGTATAGTGATAATTTTGCATTGCAAGTTTAACATTTTCTAATTGATTAGAAAAATCAAAGTAAGAAGTTTTTATATTACAAACTGTTTCTCCACTTTTTACTTCTATAAATACATCAGGATTAGAAGTTTCTACTACTCCATTTTTAATTAAGTGATGCTTCATAAAGTCCTGATCTATAAATACCTCCTTAGATCCTTCTAAATCCTTGTATGCTTTATAGATTTTAGTAAATACATTTCTGTACACTATACAAGTCTGATAGTCTTTCTTATGACTCTTTTCGTAATGGTAAGTAGCTGTTCTATTTCTGTTTAATACTTTAGCTATAACCCTTCTATTTATATCTTCTTCATTCCTAGCTATATATGCAATAGAAGCTCTAACTGCCTGTACTTTTCTTTTTCTAGTTTTAGAAAATAATGCTTCTTTAGAAACATCACAAACATTAATAGCTATATCACAAATTGCTTTAAAGTTTAATTCTTCAGTCATAATTAAAATGGTAAGTTTTCATCATCAGTTGTTACAAATGTATCTGCGCTTTCATTTGCCATCTTATCTGCATTTTTATTAGCCCACCAATGACCATTAAGATTTGTGTAGTATTTACCATTGTATTCTCTGCTTTCTGCATTAACTTTAACATCAACAGTATCCCCTACAATAAATTTACTTAATGATTGTAATGCTTTATCACCAAATGCAGTAACACAAACTTCTTTGCCATATTCCCCAAACTGTTGTATTACTACATCTTGCTTTTTCCATTCTTTTCCTACTTTACTTGTTCCACTTTGTAGTGGTAAAATCTTTACGATTGTTCCTTTAATTTCCATTTTTATTTATTATTGATTATTACTCTTTTTAAAACTTTCACTTTCATCTTCAGAAAAACATCCTAATTCATAAAAGCCTGTTAGCTTTAGGACTGCTCTTGACATTGCTCTTTTCTCTGACATTTCCATTACATACCAACTATTAGTTGTTCCATTTTTAAAATCTCCTTTGATTGCAGATCCAAAAGTTTGAATTGATTTACCTTCTTTTGTTGCATTAGCCTTCACAACACAAAAGTCTTTTTCGCATTTAATTACATCATAGTCTATATTAATGTTTTCTAATGCTTGTATTTTATCTATACCACTTCTTGTTATAATAATATAGTGCTGATGCTTGAACACATCATCTTTGGTTAGGTTGTACTTAATGTACTTTTCCTTTAGTATTTCAGTTTTCATATTGTTGTTATTAATGCTTTGTTATTACTTAGTTGATTGTATTGTTCTTTATATTTAGCAAGATTCTTTTTAATGACTTTATTATCTTCATCAGTTATAATCCCTAAGTCATAGTAGTAATCTCCTTTCTTTTCTACTTGATAGTTATGAACTTCATCTACATTCATTTCAGTCATTTCAATATAAGTATCAATAGCTTCTCTGATCTGTTCTTTAGTTCCAAAGATTCTAATGCTAGGTTCTGCTTTTGCTAAGTCTGAGAACCATCCTTCAGGAGAACATTTAGCTATTCCTTTATATATTCCGTTATTATAGAAATAGAAGTCTTGACAAATTAGTAATTCCATTGTATGTATAGTATAAATGATGCTATTGATAATCCAATCAAAGCAAAGGTTAATAAATAAAATTGAATGTCATTGATTTCGCTTTCTTCTTCTATGCTATAATCATCTTTAGAATTAATGTATTCGCCTTTAGCATTTTTAGCATACCAAAACTTTGCTGATTGTTTTGGGTTTAGTCTGAAACTGTGTCCAGTGTTTTTGTTTGTTAATCTCACTTCTTTAAATGTTTTAGTTAATAATGAAGCAAAGATATATAAAAATAATGTTATACACAACTTTATTTACAAAGTTATTAACAATTTATATGTTAAGAAGAAAATTAAACGGAAAACGCTAGAACTATTATTATAATTAAAAAATATAATATAGTTAGCTTTGTAGAGTCTTTTAGGCGCATTATAAGGGCATTAAAAGATTAATTGGTAGAGTACCATTGTTTAGTACAACAGCGCATCCTATGGCTTGTTTTTTAAAGTTTTTAGCATAAGCAGCTGCATAAGTAGAACTATCTACACCACAGCCTACCTGCATTCCAAATACTCTATATCTTTTGCCGACATACCATAAACAATAGGCTTCCGTATGTGTATGCCCACAAATTGATGACATTAGATTTGATTTTGCTTTGCTTTTTGCTTGACCTCCTTCTCCGTGTTCATAAAGAACATCATCATACACTACTGACTCTACCCAATTCCAATTAGGAGTTCCTAAGACTTCATTATAAGACTTAATCCAGGCTGATGGTATTCCACCTGTCATTGCTTTACGTGCTGCCATTCTATCGTGATTACCTATACATACATCAGCTTCAGGAAAAGCTTTATACCATTTATGGATTTTTTTTATACTCTTTTGTAATTCATTACCTGCTGACATTCCATCAGGATCAGGTTCGTGATATGAAAATGCGTGGTTATCTAAAATATCTCCAATAAAAATTACCTGATTACAGTTATAAGTTTCGTATTGTTCTTGACAAAATTCTAAATATCCATCAAGACAAAAGGGTTCGTGCAAGTCGCCAACAACTAGGACATTCCTAGTGTCAGCTTCTCGCATCTTTTCTAATGCCACTATTTCGTGTGGCTTTAATCTGTATCTATTATTTCTTAGCAATGTCAGCTATTCCTTGTCCAAGAACTAAAGCTAATAGTGCATAGTATAAATTACTTGCAGTTGCTTCATCAACACCTAAATAAGTTACTATTGCAGGTACAACTACTGAACTTATAGCATACCAAAACTTCTTTGATTTTACCATCTGTCCAATTAAATACTTTTCAAAAAATTTCATAATTATTTATTTTTTATTATTAAGTTAATATTTTCTCCTCCCAAATTTATTATTTCCTTCATCAGTAATGACATTGCTAAAGAAGAATTTTGAACAATATTGTGTTGACTTCCTTGTCCTACTAGGATGCAACCCCTTGTATCTTTAGCTGTATTTCCTTTGTGAAATAATATATGTGATCGGTTTTTTACATCTTTTACTAATAAGTGCAAATAGTTTCTTGTAGCACTTTGCCTTGCTGGTCTTAATCTTACCTTATATTGCCCTATTGGAATACAAGATATTCCACGCTGGTTGTCTCTATATGGTAATTCTAAAGTATCACAGAATCTTTCACCATTTAGAAACAGTTCTCCTATTGTAGATTCATCAGTAAACGTATCTCTTAAAATTAAAAGATTAACGGCCTTGACCTCTATATTCTTGTTTGTAAGCATTTTGTCCTTTGGAAGCATTTTTGGAGTGGACTCCTTTTCTTTTCTTCCTAGAAGATTTGTAATTATTTGAACCAATTTTTTTAGCCATTTATTTTCTAGTTTCAAATTTGATAAATTTATATATTGTAAATGCTATTGCTAACCCTAAAGAAATAAAGGTTAATATCTCATTGACTTCAGCTAATAATGATACTGAAATTGCTGAACCATTAACTATTCCTACTTGTATTGTGTCTTTTAGATCTGTCATTTGTTTTCTGTTTTGGCTTCTTATCCAAGTAGGATTTTAGCTTCGTTATGTTTATTAATTTAGGTTTATAATGTTTCTTCATTATTCTCCAGCAGTTAAAAAGTTTCTTAATGTTAATTTAGTTCCTTGTGGTGTTGGTTTTTCAAGATTCATCCCATTGTAGTACGCATTTCTATCTGCAGAAATGTCTGCCCCACTCGCAGTTCCATATTCAGGAAAGCTAGTTAAATTATTTGTAATGTACTCAATCATCCTTTCTGTAAAATATTCAGCATTGTTCCTTACCTCCTCTCTAAGATGTTGTGCTTCTTCTGTACTTAGTGCTGTTCCTGTTTCTGAAGTCTTTGAATATATATTGCCATTTTCTACTTTAAAACGTAAAAAAGGTATGCACATATGGAATGCCCACGATGGAAGCATTAATCCAATGTATTCATCTACTAAAGTCTTATATGCTCCAGCTAAAGTTCCTGCTGTAATTTCAGCTTCTAACTTTTGGTAAAGTGGTGTGCCTAGCTTAGGTTCGCAGTAAATACGCTGTGCCTGTAAAATATAAGGGAGCAATATCTCTGGATCGACTGCTAAGTTTATTGCAGTAGAATCAACTAATTTCTCTTGTGATATAAATAATACGTATGCCATAGTTATCTTGGTTCTAAAAATCCTTGGTTCTTCATTCTTTTTGGTGGTCTTGCAACTAAATTATCGTTCTTTTCTGCTGTGAATCCTTCTGATAATGCCTTAGTATATGATATTGCTTCACTTGGCTTAATATTACTTTTAGCCCCTCTTAAAGAAGTTTTGTAAATTCTTCTAAGCCAAAAATGATGGCAGTTGCCACCACCCTTATATAACCATATTGAATATGTAGCAGCACCTCTAGGACCCCATCCTGGATTAACTGCTCTATCAGTCATTTGTAAAATATCTTCTTTTCTATAAACTTTATTAGCTGATGCCATTAATTTACAAAATTCTCTTGTACTTCCTTCTTGACTTAGAAAGTTATCTTTAGTATAAACATATCTAACTTTATAAAAGTCATTATCAGACTTGTTTGTTCCATCTTGGCTACTTCTAGCATTAGGTCTTGCTGTTCCTGTTGAAGCTAATTCTAATTTTTCATTAACTAAATCATTAAGTTCTGTTTCAAAGTTAAAGTCTTGATGTTCTCCATCTACAACTTCTTCATCTACTAATTCCCAATCTTCAGAAATATCTTCTCCAAACTCAGTTATGAACTTAGATAACTCAGTTGCTTCTGAATGGTCTTTACAAGCCATATAAGCTGTTTCTCCTTCATATTCGTGTTCGTGGTGTCCTTCGCATCCAATAGTTTTTGCGTGTGCTTCAGCTTCTTCTATTGTGCTAAAAACAGGTTTACCATCTATCATCCCTACTTTGCTAAAATCTTGTCTTGTTTCATCTTCTACAACAACATCTTCAGTATCTAAAGGCTCTAATCCTAGTTCTTCCCTAATTTCATCAGTAGTCATAACTTCTCTGATTGTTTTAGAATCAAACTGAACTGTAATTGGTTTAAGCTGTACAAAATTAACAGGCATATCCATATCATTTACTTGGAATATTTTTCTTAGCATTTTAACAATATGATCCTGGTAGGGCTTTATCACGGTTTGTCTATAAAAATCTGAAGCGTTTATAAGTTCATCTGTATTGCTTGAGAACCCATTAGTACTATCAATACCCATAAGTGTCTTAGAAGTAACCCTATGCCCACTGAGGATGTTGCTAGTAAGTAGTTCTTGAAGTGCGATATAGCTCTTGTCAAGATCACTTGTACTTATAGGTGTTATTTCAGGTGTTCTAGTTTTATCATCTGAGAAGGTTAATACAAACTTTCCTGCATTAGTTTCTGAACAGAATTTTTCTGTAAGACTTTGCTCTATCTGAAATCTTTCCTCTTGCGTTGGTATTCCGTTTGCAAATGAAATCATAAAGCTACCTGCAAAACCATTACTAATATTATTAAGATGATATTCAGAAACTCTTGAATCAATTAAAGCCCAGTTATTACAACTTACATAATCAGGAGTATAGTAGCTATTCATATTAGGACTGTAAAGACCTGAATACATTATCTGATTAGCTGAAGTTCTATCATTAGTATTAAAGGCAGGAACATAATAAGGTTTGTTTTGTCTAGTGTTGCTCCAGTCTGCTGAGATGTAATAACCTTTAGTTTTCCCAAATTCATCAGGTCTTGCACAACGAACTTTCTCAACTGCAACGTGATATATTTCTGCAATTTGTGTTCTATCTTTACTCCATACAATATTAAGCGCAAAAGCTCCTTGTAATTTAAAATCAAAAGCCAATTTTTTTAAGACTTCGTGCAAACTCTCATTCCCATTTGCTCTATCCATAAAGTTCTGCAATTTAACTCTTGCTTCTATATCTCTATCTTCTTCATCTTCTATAATTAAATTTTCTCCTGCTATCATTTCTGCTGTTGCATTTAT